AGCTCAGTGCTGTGGACGCCGCGTTCCCTGATACCCCATAACTGTAGGGATCACATTGCGAGTAAGAAGGCCAAAGTGCCAAGAATAACACTAAGCCCTGTTTTAGTTTCAATGTTTTCATTGAACAGCTTCCTCATCGGGTTGTTTTGTTCGTATTCAATTTCGTCGATTTCGGCTTGCATTTCCCAAGCTAACCTAGCCTTATCTCCCACCAATCCATCCTTGGGACAGGGCGTCCCCGCGTTCATCATAGCGTCAAACACTCTTTCGTCTTGGCACATTACGGACACGGCTGCCACTTTCATCCCCATATCGTACATGGTTTTGGCGTTTTTTAATTTTTCACAATTCATATCTCTAACCGTCCGACCCGCAGAAATACCAAGGATTTGTGTTTGCACCGCGCCTGCTACACCTACAGTACATAGGTCAGAGTTACTTGCGCTAATTTGAGGTGATATGGCTGATGGTGGTGGACTATTAATAGTTGTGTCCATTTCACCATCAGATATTACTGTAGTCTCAGTCCTGATTGTGTCATCGGCAAAAGCTAAACTACCACTTAATAGAAGCAATGCTATTACGAATAAACGTGTCATGTTACCTACCTTGAGAAGCATTTCTTTGCTCCATGGCTTGACGCTGTACATCTATCCGTTCTCTGTTCACATCACTACGTTCATCTGCAATTTGCTCTTGAAGTTCTAGTCTAGCTGAATCTGTGGTAGCCTGTTGCTCTAGCTTTAATTCGTCTAGTCGCAATTTAGCTTCTTCCATTTCGGCTTTTTGCTTTGTCTCCATCTCTTTGATGGATAACTCCTGCATCCGAATAGTTACCAGTGGATCCTGCTCTTCACCAGAACCTTTGTATGATAACATAGGAGTGATCTCTTGAAGTAACTGTGCCTCTAGTTGAGCAACACGAGCTTCCATTTGATCTGGAGGTATCTGAGTTGACTGCTGCATTTGCATCTGTGCTTGCTGTATTTGTTGCATTGCCGTATCCGGAGCAATAGCTCCAGCATTTGCTAGTGCATTAATCTGCGATGTTTGAGCCTGCATCTGTTGTTGAGCCTGCATTTGCATTTGTTGCATTTCTTGTTGAACAATAACACGAGCCTTCATACCAACATGCTGGAAGATATGACTAAAGATCGCCGCCAAGACAGGAGGAGTTTGCTGTAGTACATCCAACTCTAACATCGATAGGTGACCCTGAATGTGTGAGTCATGATCCTGTTGTGGAAACGCTTGTGGAGTTTGCCCAGCTACCATGGATGCATTCTCAGTTGCAGGATCTTGTGGCATAGGCTGTTGCTCTGGAGGTAGAATCTCGTCTATATTCTGCACCTCTAATGCTTGATACATTCTTCGATACGCTGCATGAAGGTTATGCATTTCCGGGTTAGATTGAGCCAGTTGGAGCTGCGTCTGGGCCAAAGTAACACGTTGCGACATCGAAAAGATGTTCGGGTCTGAGACGGGGAGAACGTCTACCCGATCATCAAAGTCTTCAACCTTTACCTGCGCCTGCGCACCCGATACTTGATACGGGTACATAGGCGGTAAGTTATCGGCGAAGATACGCGCCAGTAATCGGAACTCCGTTTTCTGAGCGTAGTGCAAACGTTTGTGAATTGCTGACATGACCTTCATGCCGCGTTCCAACATAGCTACTGTAGTACCAACCGGTGTATCACTACCCATATCTGAGATCTGTTGATCTGCTAGTGCAATGAAACGACGTCCGTCTTGTACAATTCCACCCAACAATTGAGCAAGAGTACCTGACGGTTCTTTGTACGGTAAAGGTACAATAGCGTCCCTGATGCTTCCTCCGGGCGCGTCAATGTCTCTCCACTCTCCGGGCTGCAACGGCTCATCTGCGTTGCGGACACGGACTCCACGGGCTTTAAAACCAGCGGGTAGGTTAGCTAGCGTTCCAGCATCTATAAGCTGTCGTAACAAGCTTGTTGCCGCACGGCCTAGTCCACCAATCATGTGGATCAAACCAAATCCATAAAAACCTAAACCCGGCATAAACTTGTAGTGGACAAAGTATTGGCGCTTACGCTTAAATACATCCTCTAAGTCATAGTTACGACGAATTGCTAGGATCTCACCAGAAGAATCATCTAGTGTAACTATGTATGGGAGCTTAATACCTGTTGGTTCTTGTGACATTGGATCAACATCTTCAAAGCCTTCTAGGTCTAAATCAACGTGCATTTCCAAGATAGACATCACATCTTCGCTGTAATTCTTGGATAAACCCTCTAATTCGTTAACTTTCTGGCGTACTTGATCTTCTTCTACGTCGCTAGAACCTTGTAAATCAACGTCACGGTATTGACCAGCGTACTGCATCTTTACCACATCGTTAAGATCCATGCGTAAAACGTGTGTAACACGGCTAGCAGTGGCCAAGTCAGACGCTGAGTATGAAACAACTAAATCCTGCGCTGGAATAAACTTAGCAACAGCCCGTTGTTTAGTAGGATCGAAGTAAACTTTCTTAAATGTCGAACCACTTAGCGGTAAATAGAACAACATCTGATCCATGTCTGGATCATATTCTTCCATGACTTCCGTAATCTGGTAGTTCATAAAGTCTTTAACACGATTAGCCTGCTCTTCTTTGGCGGCATCCTTTAAACCAAGTACGGCTGTACGAACAGGGCCACCTGAAGGTAATAGTTCTTTGTAAGCTTGTGCCTGAAACTGTGTTACGCTTTCACTAATCATAGGATGCGTAATGCCAGAAGCTCCCTCAAACGGTGTAGAACGATCTTCTGTTTTAATCCCTAACAGATCCAAACCGTTTACATAGGCTTCTTCCCATTCAGAGCGTGAAGATAGGTCTTCTTCGTACATACTGCGTAGATCAGAAGACAATTCACCTAACGTTCCGTCATCCAAAAACTCGGATAAGTTAGCGTCAAATGGAATTAATTCTTCTTGAGACATGCCTTCTAAGGATGCGAAGTCTAAGGGCTGCACGGTAGCGCCTCCCATTCCATCTTCAATTACCTCGGCTCCACCCGGGAACTCCATGGGTGCGTCGATCATAACTTCTTGTTCAGGTAATCCTGCTGTGTCGTCGAGATTTAATCCCGGTGCGACCATGTTTGGTGGTAATGCCATCAATAATACTCCCGTTTACGGGGCCTCCATTCATCGTCTTCTGTGCCCTCTCCGGTAAGAGAGATAAACCCACCTTGACGAAAACGCATAAGTGCTAGTGTCATACTATCACAATAATCATCGTTGTCACCATTGGGAAACGAAACTACTTCTTCAATCACTTCTTCTGCAAAATTCTTGTCTTCAGGCGCCCACACCATTCCCGCTTCAAAAAGCGGTGCAACCATGTGCATTCTGGTTACCTTATCACTTCCTTTGCCCGGTGAGAAGCCCAATGCTGGTATTCCACGTAGTCTTAACTCATCAATCAACGGTTGACCAGTCGCTTTAGCCTCCACTAACACCATATCAGGCTCCCAATACTCGTGTTCTTCGAAGGCAACTTCCTTTAATTCAGGGAAATTCCACCGCCCACGACGTGCATCCAACAGAATTATGTTGTCTGGTCCCCCATCTTCGGGTTTAAAGATACCCCATGTGGAAATAGCAGAGTAGTCAGCCGTTTGTTTCTTAGAAAACGCCGTATCATAGGACTGTAGGATGTAATCTAAGCGCGGAATCTTGTCTTCTTCCCACGTTTTCCACCATTCTCTCTTAATTATAGCAGATTCAGAAGATGTAGGCTGTTGTTGCCACTGCGCGTTCCATTTTCCTACAGGAAGTGACGCTTTAATCGATAATAAAGCGTCTCGTTCCCAGAACTCTGGCCATAACGCCTTGCCACTAGGCAATAGAGCAGGAAATTCTACTACTTCCCACTTGTCAGACATAATATCATTGCCCTGTTGAGCCAATAACCTACCTGTTAAATCTTTTTTACCCCATCGGGTCATAACAATTATGATTGCACCACCCGGTTGTAGACGCTGACGAGGTCCAGAAGTGTACCACTCGTAAGCATGGTCGAATGCAGTTGAGCTTAAAGCGTCCTGTTCCGAATGAGGGTCGTCAATGACCAGCAAGTCCGCACCACGGCCAGTAATGGCAGCTCCAACACCCGCAGCAAAGTACTCCGCACCCTTGTCCGTGCCCCACGTACCCGCGCCTTTATTATCTTCTTTAAGATTTGTGCCCGGGAATATAGTTTTGTACTCAGGGTCATCAATTAAATCCCTAACTTTACGTCCAAAGCGTACAGCCAGCTCTGTGTTGTGCGTAGCTTGGATTATTTTTAACTTCGGATTCCTGCCTAGAAACCAAGCAGGCATTAAGAAACTAGCAAATTCAGACTTCGAGTGCCGAGGAGGCATGTTAATTATTAAACGCTTGAGTTCTCCTCGTGCAACACGTTCAAGTTTTTCAGCAATTATTCTGTGGTGACGACCCTCAATAAAATTATCGTAGACATGATGAACAAACGGCATAAAGTTTTCGTGCGCCTGTTCACGCAACTCGATCCTTTGCTTTGCCTCCGTAAGCTCTAAAATTTCTTTCAGGGCTTCTTCAGGTAATCCAGTTAAATTGTTCATGTTCGCCTAAGTGATGATAACCCTGCTGGGTTTTGTGAACCCACTGTAATTGGTTGTACACTAGGTGTAGGCATAATGAAAGCAGGTTGTTGTGTTGGGAACAAACCCGGTAAAGTACTTGTGCCCAGAGGCTGTTGCGGGGTATAGTTCGCCGCCGGTAATGGGACGCCCGTTCCTCCGTCGGGTGCATCTGGGAAAGGCTGTTGAAACGGATCGATTACACAGGCTTCTGTTTCATCGTCATAGATGTATCCCTCTGGACATTCTACGGGAGGAGTAACCGGATCTTCTACAACTGGATTGTCATTTTCATTATCAGAAGCTCCGCCCACGCCTACGTCCGCGCTAGAGTTAGAAGCATACTTCTTTACATCCTCAGTACTTGCTTGCCCGGGATTAACTCTAGGGTCATCTGTCTTATCGCCCCGATAGCCTAAAGCCTTACCATCCTTATCCAAGGCCAAAGAACCAATAACCAAACCATCCTTATCCATAACTGGTACATAGTTTGTAGTTTTAGGGTTTTGAAACATACTCTTAAACATGCCCGTGCCAAATAAACCACTGGTTTCAAAATCACCCTGTTGAATTAACTGCTCCATAATACCACGTTTTCTAGCATCACCAATCTCATCCAAAGCTCCTCTGCCTAGTCCCAAAGCCAGATTAGCCAGTGATATTTCAGGGTCGTTCTGAATATAGTTGTTGTACTCGGCAATCTGATCACTGGTTGCACCGGCATTTCCCATTAGGCTATCGGTGTTCTGAAGGTTTTTATAGAAATTGGCGCTTCCAGCGTTGTCATTTGAAAACTTAGACATGTTGTCTATATCTTTTTGCTGCGCGTAACGAGCAAGACTTAAACTTCCTTCTTGGCCGGCGGCGGCAGGAAGCGTAGTAAACTTCCCCTGATTATAATCTTCTAGTGTAACGTTTGTTGGACTGTAGTATGAACCAGTAAAATCGTTTATGCCATCTCCATCTCGGTCGATGTCACCTTTCGTAGAACTACCAAACGGATTTCTTTTTCCCGGTTGATAAGCAGACCCTGAAAACATAGAAGAGTCGATGTCTGCCGCTTTACCCGTGACGCCACCCATTCCACCCATTCCACCGACTTGAGGCAAGTTTCCCATGAAATTACGTTGGTATTGATCACGACTTGTATTATATTCTTTTATACGATCTTGAATTGATGATTGTCCTAGAGCACCTTGCTGTTCTCCCAGTAATACTTGATTACCTCCACTATCAATAATACTGCCACCCATAGGCGTCGTGTTGTTAATAGCAGCAAGTTCCGGGGTAAGACCCCCACTTCTTAAAATTGCTAGGTCGGCCAAATCTTTTTGATTTGCTTTCAACGCAGCAAATCTCTGGATTCCATCCGCTTTTGATCTTGCTTCGTTAGCAGCAATTTTAGCAATCGCATCTCTAGATCTTATTGTAGACCTATCAACATCCGATTGTTGAACAAGTTTATTATCAATTAGTGACTGTATCGAGGACAAGTCTGTGTCAATTCCATCGTATGTAGGTTGGTCTCCCGATGCATTGTATGTAACTTGTTTAAATTTAGGATCTGCCACAACTCGTTGATTGCCGCTATCATTTGCAGGCTGTTGTCTTTGTTTAAGTACGTCTCTCTGCATGTTAGCAAACGCGGTTGCCGTCTCTAAGTTACGAGCACGTCGATTGCTCTCTTCTCTTTCACGGGCTTCTTCCGGTGCTCGGATGTCTTGTTCTCGTTGTTGTTCTCGTTGGGCATTTGCTTCATCTCTTAGTTGCGAAGCTCTTGCTTTACCAGCAGATGTTGCCTTGCCACCACCAGCATTCATATCCCCGTAGCTACTTCCGGGACCGCCCTTAGAGCCGCCATCTCCGCCACCGCCAGTGGACTCTCCACCATAACAAATTTGAGGATTTGTGAATTTCATTATGCTGTACATGCGCTAACCACCTTTATTTGGATACACGCCAGAGCGTGGGCCGCGATGCGACCATACTTTTTCTATTTTTGGGAACTTTATCCGAAAAAACTTTCGAAGCTCCCTACAAAACCTTAATACACCAGAAGTGCCGTCCGGTGCAATCATATCTAAAAAAACAAGTTTGTCACCTGTTTCTCGCTCAAAAACCTCTAAACCGCAATACTTTCGCGTTTCAAACTCTTCATCCGTCATCCAAGCCCACGTTACAAAACCCGAAACCAAACCATTCTCTTGGTAATAAACCATGTACTGACCGCTCTCAATCGCAGGAGCCAAGCGCCAACTAATCGTTTGACAAGGAAAATCGCAATACGGTGCAACCTTTGTCCATAACTCCAAACAATCAATGTAATCAGACTGCTTGGTCAACGAAGACTGTCCAAACCAAACCTCTTTAAGGCATTTATTCGACGGCTCCTGTTTCTACCTACAGGGAATTTGTTCCTTGTCGTATCCAGTTTAACATACGGGTTGGTCTCACTTGCAGGAATAAGTGGCTCATCAGGAAATAATGCAGCTAAACCCTCTAACTTGCTTTGAGGTTTTCCTAAAATAGACTCCACCATACTGGAAACACCCGCCTCTTTATTCATCACAGATGACATTATTTCTTTAGCTTTTAGATCAGGAGGAATAGAAGATTTCGCTTCAGCATACTCTGTTGTTGCCTCTAGCCCTTCAGGCCTATATTTAGGCGAAGGAGAATCAAACTGACCAGAAAACTTCTGACCATAATCCCGTAGGCTTGTACCATTAGAATCAGACTTATTAGAATCTTCACTGCCACCAGATTCTATGAACTTACGCATCCCAAATCTTCCACCAAGGTGAGCCATAGCCAAAACACTGTTGTCATTAATTAAAACGCCGCCAACCTTTTCACCATATAACTTATCTAAGCCGTTCTTTTTTGCATATTTTAATACGTCAGTTTGATGCCAACGAACAGCCTCTTCCTGTAAATCTGGATTAGCTTGAAACTCGTCCATGGTAAAATCTTTACCCGTCGCCTTACGAAAATCCGTGAGCCTATCTTCTCCAAACTGATACTTGCCAACAAAGCCCTCATCGTTCTCAGCAGAATAGCCACCAAGTCCTTCGCTCTCGCTTTTGCCAAGAGCAGTGAATATATCCTCTATTCCCATGATGAACCCCAAATGAATTTATATGCACTATAATCTAAAACCAAATGAAAATAAAGTGGACATTTTTTAACACCGTTATCGATTCCAAGTCCTCGGTTCTTGGAACGTTATTATACCGGAATGATTTTACCAGACCATGTATTATAGAGCTAAGTAGTGTATAGACCCCCCAAAAAGGGGGGAAGGGTATCAAAGGGATGCGCGGGGCGCATAAAGGAAGTAATCAGTAACC